TTTGAGACTGATTGATTCGGCCAATTAAGTCATTGACGGGGGTGCTTACGGGTAGGGAAACGTCAGTCTGCGCTCCCGCCTCAATCGTCTTGATAGAGCGAACGCCGTCACGGGAAAGGAACAGCACGTCCGAGCCAACCTGCTGGACAGTTCGTGCCGCAACACAACCCGTCCGGTTATTGATTAGCTTGATTGTCCAATCAGCAACTGACAGTGACGGGTCAGCTTCAATCACCCAGATTGAAAGCTCCTTGAACACCAGCATATTGTAGCCATACCAAGGTGTCAGGGCTACAATGGGGTCGCCATCACCACCACCGACTCGGATGCTGTTACCAATCAAATCCCAAGACTCGCCATCCAGAATATCGCTAACGTAAATTGTGTCATCGGGAATCGTGGCATCCGCACTGGTTGCAAAAAGCCTACTGTTCGCAGAGACGAGTAGCTTGGGCTTGAGCGGGGTCTGGGAAAGGTGAACAACACCCTTTGCGTCAGTCCCGCCTGATGGCGCGGCAGTAAACGCTATGGTCGGCGGGGCAGTGGTTGAGTATCCGGAGCCAGCCGTATCCACTGTCGCGCTAACAACCTTGCCGCCGTAACCAAGGACAGCCGTAGCGGCTGCGGGAGTTGTATTGGAGCCGGTGAATGTAATGGTCGGAACGCTGGTGTAGCCTAGCCCCTTCTCGGTTATCTCGATTGAAGTAACTTTATTTGCTGTGATTGTTTGGTTTGCTGCGGAGGAGTCTAGGTAGCGCAACGCTCCATCGCCATCAGCGTAGTACAGCCTGTTAACTAACTGTGCAAACTCAACCGTAGCACCTGCGGCAATAGAACTACCGGAAACCACCGTAAAATCTCCTGACTCCGTTGAAGTCTTTAGGGTTGTTCCTCCGTCTGACAAGACGAGTCGCTCTGCTGCTCCCGTATCGAAGTAGGCAACACCCTTTATGGGGGCGGTTAGGCCATTCCACAACTGACCCTGTGCTTCCCAGTTGGTTTCGGTTGTTTCCCACACGAGATAGCCAGTTGTGAGGGCCGCACCCCGCCGTGTGACCGCATTGCCGAACTCATCCAAGTCAATGTTCTTCCCATCGGCATAGGCGTTGTCCGGAACAAGGTTTGCCCGTGTGGAACTAACCTGACCACCCACAAAGCTGTCATTACCATCCAAAAGGATAGGGTCATCAAGCACGTTGTTTGATTGAACTGGCATTACACTAAATCAGTCCTCTGCCAATAATCAGCAATCATCGGCACTATTGTGTTCATCTTGTCAGGCTGCACATTATCCAAGTCACGGCAGATTTGCAGCATATTCCCCGCCTCACCGAACTTAATCTGCGCTTTCTGGTACTGCATCGACCGCTCAAGCATATCCGCCTCCGCATAAGACAACAGGGAGTTCTCTGCACCCAAAATCACTGGCGAATCACTGTCACCCATCTCCACAAACTTGAGCTTGCCAAGGGCAAAGAGGGTTCCGGCTGTTTTCGGGGTTGGGATGGGCTTAATCCGGCAGTTGCCGCTCGCATCTGGGGGCAACGGCACAAAGTTAGATGGATTAGCCCTGCGCTGCGAAGTGTTGTTCCATTGATTCGGGTCTAGCTGGAAGAATTGCATCCAACTTGCACCCACAATCTCCGCACCATCAGCCTTCCCCGTCTCCGTGAACCTCATAGCCACCACAAAGTCCAGCTTGGGAGCAGTTGAGGCAACTGTGCTTGAGGTTGGGTAGTAGAAGACAGTCGGGTCATCGGAAAGGGTGATGATTTCGTCCTCGGCAGCTACGGACGTGGAAACTGTACCCATTGAGTTAGTCCAGAGGGCCGACTCAAAGAGCATACGGTAACGATTGTTGAGGAACTTCTTACAGGTCACAACTGACGCTGCATCAGTGTCACTCAACTTCGTCGTAATTTGGTCTGCTAGTTCGCTTAATGTCATTGTCCGGACTCCAACCGTCTTTCAAGTTCGTTTATGTATTTTCCTAAATCTCTAATTAACGCAACACCCTCATCCGTCGATGTCGCGTTCTCCATCCCCACTGGATGCCTTTCCGCTATCTCGGAGAAACCTTGCAGCTTCACCGTCAAGCAACCGTTGCTCACGACGAGCGCGAGCAGCATTAATAAGGTCATCCACTTTTTTATTTTTGTCATCTTTTCGCTTCTGCGCCATCTGCGCTGTTGCGATGTCCCCAAGAGACTCGACTGCATCTACCAATCTCGGCAATGCAGCCAAGCCCTTGAGTGCCGCTAATATCATTACTTCTTGGCGGAATACTCTTTGAGAGCATCCACAATCGACTGCCCGCCGATGTATGACGGTACGATAATAATAACCGCACCAATCACATTTTCTGCCACTGCCGGTGACAGGTTCAACCACTCGGTAGCCAGCACAGTCAAAAGACCGCCAATAGCCATCCAGAGCTTTCTTGATTTCAATTTATCTTTCATCTTTATTATTTTTTATCAGTTGTCTTATCTTTAATATGATATAAACGAGTGAGGCAACCGAGATGCAAATATGGAGAGCAGTATCAATCTCCAACATCCAGTTGCCTAAACCACTCAAGGAGGCAAACCCCACTTTTATATCATTAAAATCAATCATTCTAATTCTCTTCCAGCTTCGCGGCTTCTACCTCTGCCTCGCGCCGTTCGCGTTCCGCTTTAGCGTCAGGCGATTCGGGCCAGTTAGGGTTTACCGTTTCAAGTGAGTCTATGTTGGGGGAAGCGTTAATGTGGTCGCACTGACGGTTAGCCTCTGCACGAACTGCCGTCCGGTACTCCAGCCAACTTGAGTCCGGTGCGGAACCGCCTTCCTTCCAGCGAACAATAATCCAGTCTGATTGCGCCAGCATCGAGTGTGCCGCTCGGTTGGAATCACCAATCATCCCGCGCTTGAGCATATCCAAATCTTTTGGCGTACTCGTCACTACCCCGTCCTGCACGGTGTTGTAATAAAACTTTTCGTTCTTAAATTTAAGTGCTGGGTCATCCCGCCACTCAATGCCTTGAGCCGATTTATCCTCTTCCCCAGCCAGCCGCAACCAGTTGGCAGGGAAACTGATGTCGTTCAGCGTGAATGCTCTGTCGAGTGGTAACTTTTTGTTGTCGTGGTAATAACTCATAATAGTTTCCTAGCGGGCGTTTGCGTATTTTAGCGGGGCTTCTGCTACGGCGTAAAATATGTAGGATGACCCCGTGGCGTTAATGCCAGCATACGTCCCCTTTATTTTGAATCCATTGCTTAAAAAATCTATGTCAACCGTGGAAGTTGTGTCTTCGGCAAATGCCTCGTTTGCGTAAAGATTCCCGTCAGCCGGATTATACGTTGTGGAGCGAACCTCATCTTTCATCATCCAATAGCCGTTAGAGGATGGATTGCCTGTTGATTTAATTAAAATGAAAGCTGGTCTAAACCCGCAGTACACAAACGGCCCCGCTGCCGAACTGTTGCCAGAGTAGCTACCCGCCTTTGAATACCCCGCAACACTGGCGAATAAATAAGCCACATAATCGTCAGCACTGGCCCACGCCGAGCCAGCGTTCAAATCCTCGCCGCTCATCATTGCGTCGCTTCCGAATGTAACTGAACTGCTGCCGATGCTGCTTACGAGCGCGTCTCCCCAACCCGTTTCTGCGCCAGTCCCATTTAATAGAAGGTAATTCCCGCTGGTTAAATCCTTATGCCAGACTATCCAATCAAAATTGTGAAATGTGTTTTGGGTACGCGACTTCGCTATGATTAAATCTGGTGCTACGCCGAGACTGTGCGACACTGCTTGAGGGGTAGGTGAAGCACCAGTGCCATCATCATCGCCAGTCCAAGTAACTATGTCCATCCCCGCTGTGGCTGATTCCTTCCAACTCCACGCCACCATCGAGGACGTTGAGTAATTCGTTCCTGCTCCCACTGTAAATCCATCAGAGCCAAACGCAGTCAACCCAGTGCTGTCCGTGGTTTCCACTCCGCTATCATTGCTGCTCAACGCCTTCGTCACGCCTCTCACTGAATCGGTTAGCTCGTGGTCGTAGGCATTCCCTCTCGCCTTCACCCAAACTAAATCCGGTTGAAAACCCACGCCCGTTTTTGCTCCGCTGCTCGCATAGGTAAGTGCGCTGAAATGCTCCGATGACTTGGCGATTGCGGGGGTTGCGAGGTTGCCTGTGGAGAGTGCGGAGAAGCCGGTGGGTGGGGTGTAGAAAAATTCGCTTGTTGCTCCACCGCTCTTGTTACCCGCGAAGGTTGGGTCTTGGCCGAAGTTGGCAATCAACTTATGTGCGCCGTCATAAGATTTCAGACAGGGCAGCCAAGCGTACCCACTCAAATCCGAAAACGCAGTCGTCCAGCTTCCGCCGTTGATTCTAAACTTGAGAGTGTTTGCCGTGGTGTCAATCTGCAATCCGATAATGTCACCGCTTGCCCACGAAGCATAACCGGATGCGATTTCGCTGCCGTTATTGTAAGTGTACCCGTTGCCGCGCACAAACCTAGATTGAATCGCATTGATTTGGTCGCTAACCTTCGCCGTATCCGACATTATGCCAATAGCGGGAGGGTTCGAAAAGGAGTTTGACAGTACAACCTCAAAGTATCGCTTGCTGCTCGGCGGGAAGGCTTGAGTAGCCTTAACTGCGCGATGCGCTCCACCGGCAACAAAGGCCAAATTCCCCTCACTCAACGTGCCACCGCCGATGTCCAACGCATTAAGCGTACAGTAATTGCTATTCGGACTTGGGTTGTCCAGCACAACATCCCACGTTGAGAGGTTGGTGGCTGTAAAATCGTTATTAGGCATCGTCTACCTCCTTACGGGCTACCCAGTTAAGCGACTCCTCATCCCAATCATAAAATCCATCGTCAGTCGGCATAGCAACCGGAGCAACCCAGCGCATCTGCTCATCTAGATTCCAGCTTGGGAAGGGTTGAGGGGCGATGAAGGCGTTACTGTCCGCATCATAGCGATAGCCTACGCCAGCGTAGTTGTAGCGTTGGTTTCCGTTGTAGCTGGTCTGCTTCCAAGTGCCTCCAAGTAAATTATTGCAGAACTCCGCACCGATGCTCTCAACCTCATTGCCGCCAGCATCAACCGTGTCGCCATCGCCCACAACGATTACTCGCTGCACGATGCCTTCTTCGTTTATTTCTGCAAAGTGTGCCATTATTGAAATTTGTATCTGATGATTACGCAGCCGCTGCCGCCAGCCGCACCACTCAAAACATCCGCACCGCCTCCTCCACCTGTGTTAACAGTTCCGCTACCCCCCGCAGTACCGCCTCCTCCCGTACCTCCCGCGCCATCTGAGCCAGCACCACTACCGCCACCACCTCCGCTGCGAGCAGTTGATACACCGTTGATTGAAGATGAACTTCCATTTCCTCCGTTGCCGCCACTGTCTCCTGACGCGGAATTACCCGCACCACCAGCACCACCACCACCGCCACCAGCGCAATTAGGGGAAGTGCCATCCGAACTCCCAGCACCACCAGAATTACCTTGTCCTGAAGTGGCAGAAGCTCCTCCTATAGTTGTGCCGCCGCCTCCACCACTACCACCGGCAAGCGGGACTTCATTGCGACTGCCCCCACCAGCCCCTCCTCCTATGGAAGTAAAGGAGCTAAAGGTCGAATCAGTACCGCTATCGCCTCGATACCCCCATATAGTAGAAGCCGCACCACCCGCGCCAATGGTCACTGTGTAGGACTGAACGGTTACTGAATGGGCGGTTGATGTGAGATAACCGCCAGCACCACCGCCACCGGCATTTCTGGTTCTACCACTTCCATTATTTCCCCAACCACCACTACCACCACCAGCAATCACTAGGTATTCCAAGCCAGTTGTGCTGGTGTTAGTGACTTCAAATGTTCCGCTGCTATTAAATGTATGAACCTTGTAATCACCATCAGTCGTTACCGTGCCGCCCGTTGCCGTGATGTATGCACTCACTGAAACATCTTTACCGATGTCGGATGAGTCTTTGAAATCCAGATGGAATCCATTCGTGCCATACACCCCGTCAAACGCCTTTGGTTTCCATTGGCCCGTAGTGGCATCCTCCTCGGCAAAACTGGTGGGTGTTAGCTGCTCACCGTCAATGAAGTTTACGTCAGCTAGGTAGCCATCAAAATACTGACTAGTCCCAGCAGAGTAACCTATCTTATTGGTATACGATGAGGTGTTAACTTGTAGGTCGTAGTTCAGCGTTGGGTAGGTAGCGGAAGAAAACGTGATTGCGGAACCGTTAACGTAAATCTTAACCCTATTTGTATCAGTAGCTTGGGTCGTATCAACCGACAGCACAATGTGATACCACGCTGAAACGTCTCTGAATACAGCATTGGACTGCAATGTGGGAGTTTCGCCTAAACCGTGCGACTGGAAACGGAGTCCGTCTGTGTAGTACGTTAGCAGCATATAATTGTAACCACTCGCCTCGGATGCCCAAATTGTTTCGTAGTTAGTTGAACTGAGGACACTCCGCTTAACCCAAAAGCTGAGAGTAAAAATTCTCTGACTGCCAGACGAACTAGGTGTGCGTGTTAGGATTGGTGAATCGCTGCCATTAAACCGCAACGACTTCGTAACCACGTCTGATGGAGCGGGTGCAGCATCAGCGTGAGCCAAGAGCAGATTGGTTCCAGCGGGAGTCATTATTTCACATCAAGTAAAACTTTGGCAGTTATGCGGGTTGCAGATTCAACGTAATAAACCAGTACATCTACGGCTGATGCTGTGGTGGTTAGAGTGGGGGCAGTGCCACCAACAAACTTCCAGTAAGCTCCGTAGGCCAGTGTGCGGCTACCTGTGGCGTCTTGCGTTAAAGTGATTGCCCCGCTTTGTCCTGCAACAACATTGCTTGGGTTGTCCAGTGTACGGTTGCCGCCAAGGGCTAGGCTGAAGTTGTTTGAATCCGCAAGGTCAGTGGAAACATTAACCGCATCTGTCAGCACTGTCACCTCTCCGCGCTGCCCAGCTGTAAACGTCTGTGCCGTACTTAACACGTTGGAGTCAATGGTAACGGTTGTGCCGCTAACCGAGGTGGCGACACTTGTGCCTCCGGTAAAAGTTAAAGTCCCGCTGCTGGTGATGGCTGTGCCTGAACCAGTATCGGCTGCGGGTGTAATACTCGTCACTGTTCCCGAACCGGACGGAGCTTGCCAACTACAAGTACCGTCACCGTCTTCACGCAGGAACTTCGTTCCGCCTGACTCGCCCGTGGACTTAACTTCAGTTCCCTCGATGTCAACGTAAGTGCCGTCAATAGCCGTTCCCTGCCAGACACCTGTGCCTATGGTTCCAACCGTGACAAGGTTGGCCGCGCTGGTGATGGCGGCTTGAGTTGCGCCTGTGACTGTTGCGGCAGTACCGCTGCAATTACCAGTGACGTTGCCCGTTAAAGCACCAGTAAATCCGGTAGAGGTAACAGATGTCAGTCCGGCCAGAGTTGTTGCACTTGCGCCAAGGCTGATTGAGGTTGTTCCAACTGTTACGGAGGAATTGGTTAGCGCAGAGTTTGCCACACTTGCAAGCGTTCCACCCAGCGTCAGGCTTCCTGAACTGGTCACTGTGCCGGTTAGGGTCAACCCGTTAACTGTACCTGCACCGGAAACACTTGTAACCGTACCTGCGGCATGAGTGTTGTCCACCCATGTAAGGCCGCCAGTGTCACCTGACTGCGCTGAAAGAACATATCCGTTTGTGGGAGCATTGCTTACTTTAAGGTTTGCCTCATCCACCACATCATCGGCGATGGTGGCAGCGTTACCTACACTGGTTACTTCTCCCGTCAAGTTTGCGTTGGTGATTACAGTAGCAGCATTCCCGACGGAGGTAACACCACCAGTTAGGTTAGCGTTTGTGATAACAGTGGCAGCGTTCCCAACAGAAGTAACACCTCCCGTTAAATTTGCATTGGTGGTGACGGTATCGGCATTACCGGTCAGGTCGCCAGTTACATTGCCCGTTACATTTCCAGTTACATTGCCAGTTACATTGCCGGTTACATTGCCCGTGACCGCACCAGTGTGTGTACCCGCACTATCCCCAGTTAAATCTCCAGTGACATTCCCTGTGACATTGCCCGTCACGTTACCTGTCACATTGCCAGTCACCGCACCTGTATGCGTACCCGCACTGTCGCCGGTTAGGTCGCCGGTGACATCCCCAGTCACGTTACCAGTGACCGCACCTGTATGCGTACCTGCACTATCTCCCGTTAAGTCCCCAGTAACATCCCCCGTTACATTACCTGTTACGTTTCCGGTTACATTACCAGTGACATTCCCCGTTAGCGCACCCGTGAAGGTTGTCGCCGTAACGGTGTTGTCCTTAACCAGAACGCTGTCGATTGTTACGCCAGCAGCAGCGGTTGTTTCTGAAATTGTGTCGGTTGTTATGGACTGACCAGCGGTGACAATGACGTTGGTCGAGCCTGTCGTGTTGCCGATTGCAAGAACTTCAGCGAGCGTATCGGAAGCTCCAACCTGTGCGTCAACGTAAGTCTTAATCGCCCCTTGCGTGGCGAGTAGAGTTGCCGAGCCTGTCGCAAGGGTGGCGTTATCAATTCCTGTAACCGTTGCACCTGTCGCAAGCGTGACGCTAGTTGACAGCGTGGCTGCGCCATCGGCAGTAAGAGTGCCAGTGGAATTGACTTCTCCGGTGCTTAACTTTAGAGCAAAGGTGCTGGCCGCATTACCATCAGTTAACGCAACCAAGGTCGCACCATTACCGCCACCCGCTGGCATCGCCAGCAGTTGGTCATATGAATCCGCAATCGTACTTCCTGTTAATGTAGCCATCTAAAACCCCCAAGCCTTTTTAATTTGTTT